TTATTCATCATCCGGTTCAGCACTGTACTCCACATCGGAGAGCTTAACCTCAAGCTCTAAGCCCGTCGTGAATCCATTATTATTCAGATTGTGAGTTACCTTACTGATTAACCATGCCTGCTCATCTATGACGCGCTTAAAGCCCGACACGCGCACCGGTGTCTCGGGGAATAAATCAGCCCGACCGAGCGCCAGTGTAATTGAAAACTCCGCAACGCCTCGCTGCAACTTATCCCACTTAGCCTGAGCTGCTCGCATCGCCTGAGCCTTTGAAGCGTAGACCGTCGTCAGCGCCAGCACGTTATCAGCCTCACCGGCCATATACTCACCCTCGCGCGCTTCCTGCTCTTTTTTGGCTTTTGTCTTTTTGCTGACCGGCTTTGCTTTCGGGTGTTCCAGTGCGCGCAGGTGCTTCTCTTTTGGTTTACGTTTCAGCGTTACCTTTTGCTTTTGCGGCTTAGGGTCTTTGGTGTGCAACCATTTTGCCGTTACGCCGGTATAAGCCCCACGGTCGGCAATGGCAAACTGATGACGGTCACCATCACTTCGGGTCAGTGTCATTTGTGGGACGGGTTTACCACTGGCCGTCACTGCGCTACCGGCTTTCAGAAACAGCAATTTCCCCGCTTTCACTGATACTGTCGCCCCATTGCGCTCAGCCAGTCTGGTCAAAAATACTGCGTCGGACTCCTGCGACTGGTCGATATGCGGTACCGGGATTTTTTTCAGCGAATCCGCGATGCTGGCCGTCAGTTTATTGCGTTTTGCGATGGCGCTGACCAGCTCACCGAGAGTGGTGTCGTGCCATGATTCCTCGCGCCGTGAATTGAGCGTTCCGCGAAAATCTGCGCTACGCGCACGGATGGTCAGCGTATCAGGCGCACCCCGGTGCTCAATCTCATCTACAGTGAAATCGCCCTTATTCAGAAGTGCCGACCCTTGCCAGCCAAGCCACAGCGTCAGCACTGCCCCGCGCAGGGGTAACTCGACTTTGCCGTCAGTATCGTCGAGCTCAATGTCGAGTTGGTCAGCTTCAAAACCCCGGTTGTCGGTCATAGTGAGAGAAATCAACCTGTCACTAAAATTGCTGGTAATGTCCTGGCTGTTCAGCGTCAGCATAAATGCCGGGGCAAGGCTTGCTCCGGCGTCAATGGCCATGCCCGTCATCATGCGGTCAGCCCTCCGAGCATACCCTGCAGCTTATCGGTCAGGTTACCGGCAGAGTCAAGCAGCTCGCTGGCCTGCTTATTCAGGTCGCCAAACATCGCTGCCAGTGATTCGTCGACCCGTTTCAGCGAAAGTGTGAAATCAATCTTTCTGGCCGCGCCATCACTGAAAAATTCAGTGTGTGTAGTCGAGACTTTATCGACGATATACATTCCGAGAATATTGCCGGTACCCTCAATCAGCGGCCACGCTCTGCCCCCGTCGGCCATCAGCTCAACCGCCCTCAGTGATATACGGCCACCGGTAATGGCAGGGTAAAGCGTACCGGCAAGCTGAATGGAAGTTTCCCCCTCACCGAGAAACTGATAAGCGGGAGGTTTACCAACCCTGTCATTAGACACCCAGCGGTAATCCTTCGAGTGTTGCATCGACTGATAAGGCAGGGTGCGGCGTTCAAATACAAACATTCCAAGTGCAAGCATCATTTTTTATTCCCCCCTCAGTCATGGCTCATACTGGCGCGCTGCCGTGCACGCTTCTCGCGCTCAATCTGTTCGAGTGTGTCGCGTAACTGTCGGTCAAGCTGATGCCCCGGCGCAACGCCACCCGGCAAAGTGATGTTGTATTCGCTTTTACTCTGGTCAATGTAAGAGCGTCCCGCCGGTGCGGTCACTGGCTGATAAGCCTGATAACCACCATATGTGCTGGTTGCCGGGATGTAGGAATTACCCTGTGTAGCGGAGTTGGTTTTTGCTGCGGTCTTGTCCAGGCTGTCTGACTCTTTGTTGATGATACCGAGCTTTTCGAGAAGCCAGTCGACACCGCTGCGCAACTTGTTAAATACATTGAGCGGAGCCATCAAAGCAGAGGCCAGCGCCTGACCAAATATGACGCCGACATTTTTGCAGCTATCTAGTGTTTCCTGCGCGGCCTTGACCGGTGCTATAAGGTCTTTAAACCACTGCCAGACGCCGCGCAGTTTCCCACCGAGACCATCAAAAACTGGTGCCAGTGGAGCGAACATTTCCCTGACAGGAGCAAAGGCGCTCATGACCCCCTCAATCACCCCTGAGAAAAATGCGCTGATGGGCTCCCAATATTTACGGATGAGTAACGCCCCGGCCACAATCGCCGCCCCCACAGCCACAATCGGCCAGGTAATCGCGCCGAGTGCGGTCAAAATGGCGCTACCGGCGACAGTAAAGACCGTACCCAGCACGCCAGCAGCAGCGATAATGGCGTTAATCCCCATGACAACCGGCCATGCAACGAGACCAATGCCGCCGATGATGCCAATCAGAGCCAGCGCACCACCGGCAATGATGCCAATAGTTTCCGCTAACTCTTTGTTGTCTTTGATCCAGCCATCGAGCTTTAACACGTATTGTGTGGCGGTTTGGGTCAGCTTGCGCAGAGAGCCCTCTTGCTGGTCAAAAAGGTCGGTACCGACAGCCTCATAAGCAGACTGAAACTCTTTAAAGTCGCCGCCGAGGTTATCCTGCATAACCTTAACCAGTTCCTCGGTTTTACCGTCTGATGCTTTCAGCGCGGCGGCTAGCTGGTCGAGCTTGCCGCTGGCCGCTGCCGCCATCAGCACGTTAGCCGATGAGCTGGCTTCTTCGCCGAATATGGTTTTCATGTATTCGGCTTGCTGGGCGGTACCGAGATTGTTGCGCTTAAAGCTGGCCTGCATTTCTTTCAGGATGGTAAAAATCGGGCGCGTATTACCTTTGCTGTCCGAGGTTTTGACACCCAGCTCCTTGAGGGCATCCCATGCTTTGCCGGTCGGTGCCTGCAGGCGGCTTAATACCGCACGGCTCCCGGTACCGGCCATCGAACCAGTAATTTTCGCATCATGCAGAGCCCCCACCATCGCGGCGGTCTCTTCAATACTGACACCTGCATTTTTTGCCACCGGCGCGGCATAGGTCATAGCATCGCTGAGGCCGTCAAAGTCAGCGGCGGTTTTGTTCATCACCGTAGACAGCACATCGCCAATATGTGCGACTTTGTCATTTGAAAGCTGAAACGCGGAGCGCATCCCCATCAGTAACGCGGCGTTTTCCTCCATTGTGCGACGGTTAGCAAGCGCCATATTCAGAGTAACTGGCGTTGTCGCCTGAATCGCTGCGGCATCACCACCACCTTTTGCGATAATAATCTGCGCACTCGCAGCATCGTCGGCAGAGGCGGCGGTATTGTCGCCGAGCTGGCGCGCCTGTTTGCGTAATGCCTGCATTTCTGGCGACTGCTTATCGACCCCGAGCACAGCCTGCAGCTCGGAATTTTTCTGCGCAAAGTCATAACCGGGCATCAGCAATTTAACCCCGGCCATCGTTCCCGCTGTCGCGATACCTACCCCGGCAGCTCCTGCTGCGGCCATGTTACCGGCAAGCTCTCTACCTGATTTATATCGTTCTTTCACCCGGCTTAATTTCGCCTGCTGCGCACTGACGCGCGCCAGTGCCTCGCGCTGGCGGTTAAGCTGCGCTGTTGTTTCGCTGATGGACGTTTTAAGACGACGCTCATCGGCAGACAGGGTGCGGGTATTAATACCGGCCTGCATCAGCTCGGAGCGCTGACGCTGTACCGACGTTCTCAGGCTGTTGTATTTCGTCTGCAGCTCAGAAGCGGCACGCTTTGCCGCTTCGAGTGCCTGCGCCTGCGCGCGAGTCGGACTGGTGGTATTTTTAAACTGCACAGCCAGCTCACCGGCTTCGCGCTTCGCCTTGTCAAGCGCCTGACCGGTTACGGCCAGTTGCGCACTTGCCTTACGAAAACCGTCGATTTTCGCCGCCTGACCATTCAGGTCACGCAGCCCTTTTTGTGTGGTACGAATATCACCCGACAGGGTTTTACTCGCGGTCTGGATAGATTTAAGCGGTCGGGTCGCCTGGTCGACCGCTTTCAGCAATACCTCAAGCCTCAGGTTATTACTCATTGTGGTTTCCGCTACGCTGCAGCGCCTTTTCGCGCCATGTGATGAGCTCGCTCAGGCTCAGGGAATAGAGCTCTGATGGCGGCCAGTGGAATATCACTGCGATATCCGCCATCAGGTCATCGGTCGACAGGCCGGGCGGGAAGTCTATTCCGCCGAAGCCGGTGACAAAAAACCAATCACCTTAGCGGCCAGCGACAGCATATCGGGCAGATTCATTGCGGTGAGTTCCTGCGTGGTGAGTGCCGGGTAGGTCATGCGGGGCAGCACCTTAATCAGCGCATCGACCTCGGACTGCGCCACCGCCGCCAGACTGACGCCACGCAGGGTACCTGCGTTCGGTTCAATCAGGGTGACCCTTTCAATCGTCTGACCGGCGCGCTTAATCGGCTTGTCGAGGGTCACGACGTTCGGGTTTACGGTGTCAATTTCATTGCCAGCCGTATCAACAAATTCAGGGGTTTTGCGTGGAGCTTTTGCCATGATGTTTTTTCTCTGCTTTGAATGGGGGTAATAACCGGCCAGCAGTGCTGACCGGTCAGGGAATTACAGCAGCCCGATTGCGCGGCGGTGTTGTTCCAGACGGTCGACGCCGTTCACCTTCTCGACCATGTTGACGGTGTCGATTTCGATAATGTCGCTACCATCAATCGTGAGGCGGTAATAGGTGCAAACGGTCGACAGTTTGGTCGAGGTGTTTTCACCCTGCTTATTCTCGCCGCCGTCAATTTCTTTATGACGGCCACGCATGACCACCTCGACTGCCACGATTTCGCCAGTATCGTCACGCTGGTAAGAGCCAGCAAAACGCAGCGGCACGGCATCAGCACCCGGCGCGGCATACTGCGCCCACAACCGGCCTCACGTCTTCACCGTTAAGCGCATTGCGTACAATGCTCAGAAGTTCATCAGACGCCGCGCCGTTATTTTCACGCGAGAGCACAGATATCGTGACGCACGCGGGGGAAGGGCTGATAACAGAAATATCAGCGACACGCCCGTCAGCACTGCGGCCATGAAATTCATAGGCACCCGTAGAGCCCGCCACGCTCATTCCTTCAAATGACTGCTGTATGCGCAGGCGATAATCGGCGTCGAGCTCCATTTCTGCCGGAGTGGGTGGAATGGTGGTGTCATCAGCAGGCGTGACGACAAGGCGCTCAACATTGAAATTCGCCCCGATATTATCGAGGTCACTGTCTATGGCATAAGCCAGCATGACTGCACGTGCTGCCTCATTGACACGCTGACGCCAGATAACCTCACGGTAGGCGTTTTCCTGCAGCAGCTTAACAACCGGCTCAGACTCAAGCGCGAGCGTCCGGGCGACGGCTTCCTGCTGGTCTTCTGGATAGAGCGAAATCAGCGTCGCAATGCGCTCCGCAAGGATAGTTTCATAGTCCAGTTCCTCGACCACATCGGGAACAGGTAGCAGACTCAGGTCAACAGTTGCCATAGTGATTTAACTCAGTGAAACAGTGGTTGAAACTGACGCACCCGTATCGGTACGCATACCGGTAATATCGACATACATTTCGCCAGTGTCGCCGCGCTCAAAACTGATGGATGTAAGCCTGATGCGTGGTTCCCACTTCTGGATCGCGGAATAGCACGCCACCATGATTTGCAGCCTGAGCGCCGGGGTTTGCGGCATATCAATCAACGCAGACAGGAGCGAGCCATATTCACGACGCATTACCCGCGAGCCGACCGGCGTCAGCAGAATGTCGCGCATGCTCTGGCTGATATGCTCACTGTCACGGATAGCGAGGCCGGAATTGCGGTTCATCCCCATATAGCGCGCCGTCACTTGGTTCCCTCCGTCCAGCTCCCGCCCCGTTGCACGCCGCCATGACCGTGGTCATCAACCCGCACACCGTTTGATTTCAACGTGCCGTCGGTATGTTCGATGTTTCCCCGCATGGTGCCGCCTTTCTGCACCTCAAGCGTCGCCGTCGTCAGTTTGTTGGTGCAGACCACCTCCGGGGTGTCGAGGGTGATACGCTCTGCCGCTTTGACCAGCACCACCGGCACGGTGGCGGTGATGGACTCCGATGCCGTCACGTCGGCAGTCTTGATGCCGCTGACCGTCAGCGCACCGGTTTCCGGCTCGTACTCCATAACCGCGCCATCAGGGAACAGCACATGCCACGCATCCGCCGAGGCAGACGGGGCGGGGTTATCGTCTGAGAAAATCCCCGGCAGAACGAAAGCGGTATCAAGCTCGCCACCAATCGCCAGCAGCAGTACCTGCTCACCGACCGAGGGAGCCCACCATGTACGCGAACGACCGGCGCGGGTAGTCAGCCAGTTCAGCCATGTAGTCTGGATCCCGCCGCTTTGTACGCGGCACAGCCCCTGCACAATATCGACCTCAGTCACCACACCTGAGCGGATGAGGTTGCGAATTGCGCGCGCGAGCTCCTGTAAAGTGGATAACGTATTCATAGTGCAAGGATGCCTCTGGTCTGGAGCCGCGCCAATTCGCGCGGCTCCGGTGATGGCTCACACAATATTTATTTGCCGAGGTGACTGAGAATGACGTCTTCAATCATCTGCTCATCGTCGCGGGTGAAACCGAGTAGCGGGCGCGCCTCGTACTGCACCTCACGGCTGTTGCGGTTTGGCCGGTCTTTGAGACCATACTGATGCACCCGCGCCATGCGCTGCACTTTGCCGGTAAATTCCACCACTGCCGCACTGTCGCTGCCTTTGGCTTTCATAAAGCGGTTAGTGCGCAGTCTGGCGAACATCTCGCGCTTAATGCGGCCTTTCTTGCTCCGCACCAGCTGGCGCTTTCGCGCGGCATACGGGGTGCCGTCGGGTGCCTGCTGGCGCTTAATGCGTTGCTGCTGACTGGCGCGCAGCTTTTTCGCAATCTCAGCCGCCATTTGACGACGCGCCGCCGGTGACAGGCTGGCAATCAGACCGGCAAGGCGCTCCTGCAGTGCGGTTAACTCACTCATCCCACTTACTCACCAGCTCACCGTTAACGTACAGCTCGACCGGGCGCGTCACCGGCTCAGGCAGCGACGGTTCCGGCGCATAGCTGACGTGCAGTGCGCCGTCGACCTCTTTGACGAGCGTGCGCTCGGTGAGTCTCAGGCTGATACTGATATCGAGCGAATCGTCGTTATTGATATCAATCATCCAGGTGAATCCTTTCTCCCGCCCGTCGTCGGTGGTCATAATGTCCGGCTGATGTTCACGCAGCCACGCCTGCACCGGCACGAATATCAAATCGAGGTCGCCGGTGAAGTCAGTCACCACCACGTTAAGCACGTACACTTTTTCAAACGACAGCGAGCTCGCCAGTCGGGAATCCGTATGCCCGTTATCAGCGAACAGGCGCAGCATATCGGGATTATTTCGGAGCTGCGGCACGGCGTTAATCAGCGCTTTGCGCAGGCTTTTGTGCTTCTGCATCGAGTTCATCCTGACAGTGTTTGACGGTTTTGACCTGCAGCGCACAGGCAGTCAGCGCGCCCTCAAGACGGCGAATATCCGCGCTCAGGTCACCATTTGTTTTCGGGTCACTTCCCGGCATCGGGCAAAGGCTCACCTTCGGGCATCCGTTGACCACAATCACCGGCGCTGGCGCAGGCGGGGCGGGTGTGCAGCCGACGCACAACATCAGGCAGAGCAGCGTTATACCAGCGGCGAAAGGCTTCATTTTCATTAAGTAACCTCGTTATCGTCTGCTCACGGCGGCTGGCTTCTGCGCTTGCCTTTGCGAGCTGTTCGCGCAGTGCCACCTGCGCGGATTCATTACGTCTGGCGAGCTGACCGGCAACACTGAGCTGATTTTTCAGCATGCCAATCGTCGTCTTTTGCTCGCTCGCGACACGGTTTGCCGTCTCAAAGGAGCGGGATAAATTGCCGTTCTCATGACGCAACCACAGCAGCCCGAGCACGGCCAGCACAAGCAGCGTTATCAGGACTTTCATGCCACCACCCCGCCAGCCGTGCGCCAGACAGTGACCAGTTTTTCGAGGCTGTGCTCGCGCTGGCCGTAACCGGCACCCGGTAATGACGCCCAGATATTGCGACAACGGGAAACAGCACGCTCAATACGCCCCGCCCGGATATCATCAATAGCGCCACGCTCCCGGATTAACTGGATCGCGAGCTTATCCTGCGACAGTGGGCTGAAATCAGGCAGTGAGAGCTGTTTTTTATAGTGCGGCCAGAACAGATAAAGCTGCTGGTAACGCCCCGATGCCGTGGATTTCTCGCCACGGCGATTAAACACTTTCGGTGGTCGGCCATGTGCGAAAGGGTGGTCGCTGTAATCGGTGAAAATCTCTGGCTTACCATCAAGGCCGGTGACAATGACGTCATAGCCACGGTTTTTCGTCAGCGGATGGTTCGCCGTTCCTTCGGAATACGCCAGCATGTCCAGAAAGGCGGCGATATTCTGGTGAGTATTAATGACCGGCATCGTCTTCCCCTTTCTGTGACTTAAAGCGGCGCTGTATGGCGATTTCCACCACCTGATAACCGGCAATGCCGAGCATGGATCCAATCCCGCACACGGCAGGCAGTGACATATCAGGAAACTGCACCAGAACAACACCGGCGACCATCGAAACGAAACCGCCGAGCAGCATGCGTCCGACAAACAGGCGCGGGGTGATGGGCTCACCACCTGCCAGCACTTTCCCGACAACAATCATCACGCCAATCAAAAACAGTGACAGGACGCCTTTTTCCCCTTCTGTCATGGTTTACTCCCAAAGATTGATAGTGTTAGTTACTGGTGAAGACGGCACATCGGGCAGGTCAATCTCGGTACCATGCGGCAGAATGACACCCAGCTCAGACAGACCCGGATTAGCCTGCAGCACCGTCTCGACCACGCCCTCAGTGCGTCCGTAATACCGGGCGCAAATCGCATCGAGGGTGTCGCCCTGCATTGCCCTGACTTTCATCAGAGCTGACCCACAATGCAGCGCGGCTTGTCCTGCAGACGCGCAACTGACCAGCGCATATCCCGCCACAGGTCATCAATGGTGGTTTCCACACTGTCGGCTTTTTTGTCACCCTTGCCGGTGGCCTCAACGCCGCGATAGCGCTCATACAGGGTGGCGGTTGCCATCGCCGTCACGGCACTCAGATAATGGAAAACACGCACATTCTCGCCGTCGATTTCCTCGGCAGGCACGTCGGCCAGCTGCTTAAACCCGGCGGCAGTCTGACGCAGCCGGTAGTCGTAAAGCTCCGCATTGGTCTCGGCCATGCCGGTCTTGATGGCATTGCGCAGGCGCGCATCGGAAACCGTCTGCTCAAGGCGCATCAGTTCGCGCACGCGCTTCGGATCCACATCAGGGAAAAAGAATGTGTTTTTAATCACTGCGCCGCCCGTCTCCGGTGCGGGAATCACCACGCCCGGTACGTCCTGCGGTTCGTCGGGCTGGTTCAGTATCACTGTCGTCATGACAACCTCATCAGGTTGGGCGGTGGACGCCGGTCGCCGTCAGGTCTTTGCCTGCTTTGACCGGCGTGCCGCCCGGCTCGGGGAGCGTTCAGTTAACCGGCGGTTTTTGCCGCCTTTGGTGGACGCCCGCGCTTTGCTGCCGGTTTGGTGGCAGTTTTGCGCGTGCGCGGTTTAGTCGTTTTACGGGGTGCGGCCTCTGGCTTTGGCTTCAATGCCCGTTCCAGTCGCTCAATCTCCTTGCGCACACCGGCATTGCGGTCGAGCTGCATCGCGCGCTGAAACTGCGCCAGCGCCTCGGCATTCATACCGGCATCACGCAGGGTCAGGCCTGTCACCTTATGCAGACGGGCGCGCACCATATCGGGAACGTCAGCGCCGTCGGTCAGGTCGATAGTGGTCTGCAGCCAGGAAAGGTCGACAGACTCCCCGGCATCGCGCAGGCGCTGAGCAGCAAGCACCACTTCCTCAACCAGCATGTAAGGTGTTGTGCGGCGATGGTCAGAGGTGAGGCCGTATTTCAGCGCGTAGGGGGCAATTTCCAGCGCGCCAGCGATATCACCGGCATCGAGACGCCACAGCATGACGGTCATGACAATGTCATCCTGCGCACCACGACCATCAGCCAGCACACCGGCGACCCACGGCGCATAGAACGGCAGCAGCTCGCGCTTTTTCTCGGCTTTACGTTCGTTTGAACGGATGTTTTTTAACGTGCGGCGGTCATCGGCCAGCTTAACCAGCATCTGCTCATAGGCGGTTGCATGGCGCAGCGGGGCTTGCTCCCGCTGCGCGGCTTGAGAGGCCGAGACCCGCATCATGTGACGCTGTGCGGGGCTCGTCATGGTTTAGGCTCCGCTTTCCGGTGCTGCAGGTGCAGTGAAATCGCCCAGGGTGATGTTTTCCAGCAGGCACCCGGAGGCATACGCCTCGACCACATAGTCGATATTCATCGACTCGTAGTTTTCCACGCGGTCTTTTTTCGGGTTTTCATCAATGCTGCGGCGGTGGCTCTCATCCATGAAATAGATAGAGAGATTTTCCAGCGTGGTCACTAACACGGCATTCGCCGGGAAGTACGGCACACGGACAGCAGGCAGGTTGCCGATTCGCTTCTGGCTGATGATGATATCTGCCGCGAGCGCCTCGCTGTTTTCCTGCGGCTTGTTCACCAGCGGGAAATATTTGTCGGCCAGCAGCTTACGACCAACGATGGCAACGAGTTTCGGGTCATCCTGATAAACCTCGTCAATCAGGTTGTTGGTCGCATCCATCACCAGCGCGTCGAGGTTCTCATAGTCGCCGTTTCGACCGACGCGAATCACTGCTGAAACGACCTTACCGTCAGCGTCAGTGATGTTGCTCATCACGCGCGTCGGGGCTTCATTGCGGTATTTCTGCAGCCAGCCGACGGCCACATCCTGCAGCATCGGATTTTTGGTGCGGTCAGAGGTGGCGGCACGGGTGGTACCGTTAAAACCGGCCATGATGAAATCGAGCGCCTGACGCTTGACAATGGCGTCGCGGATGCGGCGCTGGAAGTCCTGAAAACGCGCCCACAGGTCGAGGGTTTTATATTTCAGATGGAAGTCAAAGTTAATCTGGTCGCACTCGTACTTGTTGGACTCAAGCGCGGTAAAGTCTGCGGTCTTACGCTCATCATCACCCGAGGTGTCGGTCGTGCTGGCGATAGTACCGGTCACACCAACGCCGATTTTCTCACCCTTCATTTCTGCGACCGGCAGGATATTAATCGTCTGCAGAAACGCGGATGATTCCTGCACTTTGTTCATCAGCGTTTGCGTGACGGACGGCTCGACGGTGAATTTTTTACTGACGTCATCAGTGCTGATGCCGTTCAGCTCAGCGACGCGGGTCAGATAGGCATTGAACTTAAAACGGGTTTCCGGGCGCATAGTATTTCCTGTTTGAATTTATCGGTTAGTCACTGCATCGGGCGGGGTTGCCGCCCGGCTTTGGGTCTGCGGTTTATCAACAGTCGGTCAGCAGCTCATCGCCACCACCGCCGCTGGCTTTCGTGCGTCGCGGCTGGCTGAAACTTTCGGTTTTATTGAGGGTGGTTTTCAGAGCGGAAAATGCCTGGCTGGTTTCTTCAACCTTGCCGGTCAGTTCCTGTTTGAAGGTGGCAAGCGCGGTTTCCATATCGGAAAGACGCTTATCCTGCGCAGTGAGGTTGGTCTGCACGTGCTCGCTGACGGCGGTCACCGCTTCATGCACATCATTCATGCGCGCATCGTCGCTGACCTGTTTACGGCTGAAAATGGCTTTCACCTTGTCAGTCAGGGCGGTAAATACCGTTTCCGGCTGGTCTTCAAACTCAAGCTCCGCAAGCGTTGCCGCTGAAATCAGGTTTTCAGGGTTAGCCTTAAAGCGGTTAAGCGGGTTGTTTTTTGCATTGCGACAGAATTCGAGATATTCGGTGCCGAGGCTTGCCGGGTCATCGGTCACAGCCAGACCAACGAGATAGCATTTGCCGGTATTGGCAAAATTCGGCTGAATTTCCATTGAGGTGTAGACCTTCTGCAATTTTTTATTCATTGCAATCAGGTCATCGGTCGGGGTGATTTTAGCGAACAACGCCCATTTGCCGTTAAGCGCAGAGTCGTCGTCAATCTTCTCTGCTTTCAGCTCAACCACATCGCCCAGGCGCTTAAAGTCGCCGTCGGGAAAGAGACCGCGAATATGTTCAAGGTTGATGCGGCAACCATATACGCGCGGGTCAAACGACTCAGCCATTTCCTGAATATCGTTACCGCTGATAATGCGCCCGTCGCAGGTATCACCCTCGACGCCGATGCGAAAGAATTTTGAGACTTTTTTTGCCATTGTCAGGAGTCCTGAGGTTAGGGTTACTGGTCAACGCCAGTTTCCAGACTCAGGGCACACCAGACCACCGATGACGGCTGGACAATCCCCCACACAACAGCACCTTAGCGAATCGCTGACGACCATTAAGTAGCCTTGCCCTGAATCCACTACGGCGAGGCATCAATGACCATTTCCACCGATACAACCTTGTTGCATGACCCGCGACGACAGGCATCGCTGCTTTACTGGCAGGGGTTTTCCGTGCCACAGATTGCCGAAATGCTGCAGGTCAAGCGCCCGACCGTGCAGAGCTGGAAGCAGCGCGACGGCTGGGACGGCATCGCGCCGATTTCCCGCGTTGAAAGCAGCCTTGAGGCCAGGCTGATTCAGCTCATCGCCAAGCCGCAAAAGACAGGCGGCGATTTCAAAGAGATTGACCTGCTCGGACGGCAGATTGAACGGCTGGCGCGCGTCAACCGCTATAGCCAGACCGGCAACGAGGCCGACCTTAACCCCAACGTCGCCAACCGCAACAAAGGGGAGCGCAAAAAGCCGAAAAAGAATTTTTTCAGCGACGAGGCTATCGAGAAACTGGAGGAATTATTTTTCGACCAGTCTTTCGAGTACCAGTTGCAGTGGTACCGCGCAGGACTGGCGCACCGTATTCGCGACATTCTCAAATCCCGCCAGATTGGCGCGACGTTCTATTTCTCCCGCGAGGCGCTGCTGCGCGCGCTCAAAACCGGCCACAACCAGATATTTCTGTCAGCCAGTAAAACGCAGGCTTACGTGTTCCGCGAATACATCATCCAGTTTGCGCGACTGGTCGACGTCGACCTGACCGGCGACCCGATTGTCATCGGTAACAACGGCGCAAAACTGATTTTTCTCGGTACCAATTCCAACACCGCGCAGAGCCATAACGGCGACCTGTATGTCGATGAAATATTCTGGATCCCGAACTTTCAGAAACTTCGCAAAGTCGCCTCGGGTATGGCTTCGCAGAAGCACCTGCGCTCAACCTACTTTTCGACACCCTCAACACTGGCGCACGGGGCTTACCCCTTCTGGTCGGGTGAGCTGTTCAACAAGGGGCGCGCCAGTGCCGCTGACCGCATCGAAATCGACATCAGTCACCGCGCGCTCGCCGGTGGTCAGCTTTGCGACGATGGTCAGTGGCGGCAGATTGTCACCATTGAGGACGCCCTTGCCGGGGGCTGCACCCTGTTCGACCTCGACCAGCTCAAACGCGAAAACAGTGATGATGATTTTAAAAACCTGTTTATGTGCGAGTTTGTCGACGATAAGGCATCGGTATTCCCGTTCGAGGAGCTGCAGCGCTGCATGGTCGATGTGATGGAAGAATGGGAGGATTTTGCCCCGTTCGCCGACCATCCTTTCGGCTCTCGCCCGGTCTGGATTGGCTACGACCCGTCGCACACTGGCGACAGTGCCGGGTGCGTCGTGCTCGCACCGCCGGTGGTCTCGGGTGGCAAGTTCCGCATGCTGGAGCGCCACCAGTGGAAAGGCATGGACTTTGCCGCGCAGGCAGAGGGCATCCGCAAGCTGACCGAGAAATACAACGTCGAATACATCGGCATTGACGCAACCGGCCTCGGCCTCGGCGTGTTCCAGTTGGTGCGCTCATTCTACCCAGCGGCACGCGGCATCCGTTACACACCTGAAATGAAAACCGCGATGGTGCTCAAGGCAAAAGACACCATTCGCCGCGGTTGTCTGGAGTACGACGCCGGGGCAACCGACGTCACGCAGTCGTTTATGTCGATTCGCAAAACCATGACCAGCAGCGGGCGCAGCGCCACCTATGAGGCCAGCCGCACTGAGGAAGCCAGTCACGCCGATATCGCATGGGCGACCATGCACGCCCTGTTAAACGAACCGCTTTCTGCCGGTAGCGGCATGCAGCCTAAATCTATTCTGGAGTTCAACTAATGGGTAAGCAAAAATCCCGCAAAGCCGCCGCGCAGAAAACACGCGCACCACAGCCACTGAAAGCCAGTGCACCGCAAAAAATGGAAGCGTTCACCTTCGGTGAGCCAGTGCCGGTGCTCGATAAGCGCGATATTCTGGATTACGTCGAGTGCATCAGTAACGGCAAATGGTACGAGCCGCCGGTCAGTTTTTCCGGGCTGGCAAAGAGCCTGCGCTCTGCCGTGCATCACAGCTCACCGATTTACGTTAAACGCAACGTACTCGCGAGCACCTACATTCCGCACCCGCTGCTGTCCCGTCAGGATTTCAGCCGTTTTGCGCTCGACTATCTGGTCTTCGGCAACGCCTTTCTTGAGCAGCGCCACAGCGTCACCGGCCAGTTAATCAAGCTACTGACCTCACCGGCCAAATACACCCGTCGTGGGGTTGATGATTCGATTTTCTGGTTTGTGGAAAACTTCACTCTGCCGCATGAATTCGCGCCTGACACCGTGTTTCACCTGCTGGAGCCTGACATTAATCAGGAGATTTACGGCCTGCCGGAATATCTCAGCGCGCTTAATTCTGCATGGCTGAATGAATCCGCAACGCTGTTCCGCCGCAAGTATTACCAGAACGGCGCGCACGCGGGTTACATCATGTATGTGACCGACCCGGCACAGAGTGCGACCGACGTCGAATCACTACGCGAGGCGATGCGCAACTCGAAAGGGCTCGGCAACTTTAAGAACCTGTTTTTCTACGCCCCCGGAGGAAAACCGGACGGCATTAAAATCGTGCCATTGAGCGAGGTCGCCACGAAGGATGACTTTTTTAATATCAAGAAAGCCAGTGCCGCCGACCTGATGGATGCGCACCGCGTGCCGTTCCAGCTAATGGGTGGCAAGCCCGAGAATATCGGCTCACTCGGTGACGTTGAGAAGGTGGCAAAGGTATTTGTGCGTAACGAGCTGTCGCCGCTGCAGGACAGATTCAGGGAGGTAAACGACTGGCTTGGCATGGAGGTCATCAGGTTCAAAGAGTACACCCTCGACAACCCGGAATAATCCCCTCAAGCCGCCAGCATGGCGGCTTTTTCATACCCCGCCACCATCACGCCTCAGACGCGCCGTACGTGCACAACAACACCCAACCACCAACGAATCGACAGCGACCACAAACGCGCCATCATGGCGCGCTCAGACGATAATTTTTATTATTACGCACCACCTCTGGCGCGCAATGCTTTCCCCGCCACGCCTGCCCGCTTTATGGATCGGTTTTAATGCAAGTGCATTCCCTAGCAAAACCCAGGTCAGTGAAGGCCCACAAACCTCTATATCAACTTTTGAAGCACATGCAATTTCATGCAGAAAATTGCAATCAATATCATGTCATTGCAAGTAGACATAGATGAAGGCTTGATTTGATGCTTACCAGAACTTATCTTCGTCATAACTTATCGATAGTTAGAAACCAAACACGTATACAAGGAACTAGTGTATGTCAGAATTTGAGATAAAGATTGATTTAAATGTACTCAATCATCTTGGGATGAGTCTTTATTCGAACACTCCAGCGGTATTGACTGAGATTATTTCTAACGCTTGGGATGCTGATGCTAAAAATGTTGAAATTACCTTAGATGTAGAGAAAGGGGAGGTAATCATCAAGGATGATGGCCACGGCATGTCTAAAGACGAAATAATTAATAGATTTCTCAAAGTAGGTTATGCCCGTAGAGAACATGGTCGTGCTAAAAGTGATAATTTGAACCGTCAGGTGATGGGTAGAAAAGGAATTGGGAAATTAGCGATGTTTTCACTTGCTAACAAAATCCAAGTCTACTCTTATAAGAAGGGAGAGGAACCACAGGCATTTGAAGTTGATGTTAAAGAACTTCAAGAATGTATTAAAGGTACAAGAAATTATATTGCGAACTCCATCCCAATCCCAGAAAACTTACCCTATGGCACAACAATTAAGTTATTCGAATTAAAAAAAGCAATAGATAGGACACAAAGTTATTTAAGAAAGAGGATTGCTCGTCGGTTCAGCATAATTGGCCCAAATCATAACTTCACTGTTAAGATCAATGGCACAGATATAAATCCTTCCGATAGAGATTTCCTATCAGATCTGGAATTTCTATGGGAATTTGGGCCATCAGATCCAGAACGAGTTAAATCTTGTGTTAACTTAACGCAAAAAAACACACTTTCTAATATTATAGTTTTTGAAGGTAATGAGGTTCAAGTAAGTGGTTACATCGGTAGTGTCGGGCGACCATCCCAACTCAAAAAAGATCCTGAGATCTCTAATAATACAATAACTGTAATATCTAATGGCCGTGTTTTTGAAGAAGATATTCTTCTTGAATTCGGCAGTGCAAAAGTATTTACAAATTATCTAGTAGGAGAAATTGTAGCTGATTTCTTAGATGATAATGAAAAGCCTGACATGGCCACATCTTCCCGGCAAAAACTACAGCAAAATGACCCTAGATATCCAGTTCTTAAATCTTTTTTGGAGCGTTCACTTCAACAAATTGATAAGGATTGGGATAAATGGAGACGAGAAAAGGGTATTGATGAAGTAAAACAAAACACTCCTGCTGTAAGTGATTGGTTAAACTCACTAAAAAAACATGAAAGAGACAGTGCCGAAAAGTTATTAGGGAAAGTTAATACATTCCGTTTCTCGGGTGATGAAGATGAACAAAAAAACGCAAGAAAAACAGTTTTGAAAAATACTGTTCTAGCTTTTGAAAGATTAAGAATACAAGATAACCTTGATGCTCTAGATAAAATAAGTAACCTACAATCTGAAAACTTCAAGGATGTCTTTGCTTCAGTTAATGATATTGAAGCGAGTATGTTTTATGAAATTACATCTCAGAGATTAAAAGTTATTGAGAAATTTCAGAAAATTACCGATGACAATGAACTGGAAAGAGCAGTTCAAATGTATCTTTATGACCATCTTTGGTTGTTGGACCCCTCGTGGGAACGAGTAACCGGCTCATCAGTCATGGAGCAAACTTTAACCAAAGAATTGAAGCAAGTTAATCCTGATGCAACAAGTGGAGCGCGAATCGATATTGCATTCAAAACAGTATCCGGAAAACACATTATCATCGAGATGAAACGACCTAAAGTTCAACCTGATATAATGGCTCTTGTTGCTCAAGGAAATAAATATGTACAAGCAACAACACAGTGGTTTAATAACAACCCCAAAAGCTGCCCAGGAGGAAAAATCCCTCATATTGAGGTAATATTCTTATTAGGTACTGGATATCACGCAGCAAATCAACACTTCGTAAACATGCAATTATTATCAATTAACGGAAAAGTATTAACATACAGCGATTTAATTACTCAATCAAAGCAGGCATATTCCGAATATCAAGATAAGAAAAATGACGCAGCCAGAATAATGAAAATCGTGGAAGGAATCTAACCAAACCGCCCCTATCATTTCAATGGTAGGGGCTAAGTAGACTTTATATCTCAACCTCAGAGATATGTTTTAAAATTGTGTCACCAACAATCTCTCCTAATCTAACAGGCACTGCATTACCTATTAGACGAGCAACCGTACTCATTTCCATTTTTACATCATCCGGCCAGAACTCATATTTTTCTGGAAATGATTGTAAAAGAGCAGCCTCTCTCAAGCTTAGTGCTCTGTTCTGTACAGGATGACCAAAACGGCCATTTCCAAAACCAATGCATTGAGTAGTGATCGTTGGCCCAAGCTTGTCCCAGCTCATCCGTCCATATACCGCAGTATAAGTAGAGCCACTTTCCTTAGTATGGCATTTAGCCCTAAGATCTTCAGGCCAATCATGCCATGTGCCACCAGGCTTTGAAGCCATTATCCTTTTCAAATTTATTTCAGATAACGATGCAGAACGATGCAATTTATCGTCAATATGACCAGAACCAGCCTCAATCTCAGGTAAACTGCCTATAATGTCTTTAACAGTTTTATAATTACCCTTCTCATGGGTTGGTGGAATTAATCTTATTTCGCCGAATTTTGAGGCTAACAATACTAGTCTTGATCGACTTTGAGCCATTCCATAGTCAGGACAGAAAACAACATCATACCAAACAAAATATCCATCTTTCTTTAGTGATTTTATAAAATCTTTAAAGACTTTATGATTTACCACTCTTGGAACATTCTCCATCGTTATAATATCTGGTTTTACCGTCTCAATCTGTTTAGCAAAACTATAAAGTAAAGACCATCTTTTATCTTTAGAACGTACAACGCCTAATTTAGCGCTATTTGTATAACTTGAAAAAGGTTGGCATGGAGCACAGCCAGCCAAGACCTTAACCTTCGCTCCATCGAAATATTTTTGTAGCTCACCATCCTGAATGTCCGTCACACTTTTCTGGACAAAGAGAGATTTATTATTTTTTTCATAGGCGAATCGGCAAGCCGCGTCTATATCATAGCCTGCAACTACATTCAATCCAGACTTCTGAAGGCCATGAGTGAGGCCGCCCGCTCCACAAAACAAATCAACAACCTTAATCAAGATAAACCTCCTTCTAATGCTGCGATGATTGTAACATTGTTCTATCGCGTCATCGATGTTTACTTGAATAAAAAAAATATATCTAAAAATCAATATGTTATTTAACTCATTGCGAGATAAAAACTCATTTGATGCCAGCCATCTCTGAACTTGACAGAAAGGCAGCAACATTATGATTTTCAAATAGATTCCCTCTAGCCATCTCAGCTATTAAGTTCAATGCAATTTCACGATCTCTTTCATGACAAGTACCTTCAGCCGTCAGACGCGCAATCATTTCGACCCGCTCAATCATAACGTGCTCACTTAACTCTCTATCCACATAACCTCCACAACGAGATACTGTATAAAAATACAGTAGCACGTATCGATAAAAAATGTGAAGAAAAAAAGCAGTAAATACAATGTATGTACATGATATGGATGAATATTAACGGTTACTCTTTCGTTACCAGTTCAGCTAAAGCCGCAACACGATTGAGGATTTCTGCAGCTTTGGTCTGATGCTCCTTAGCTTTAACCTGATGCGATGGTGCTGCGGAAAATATTTCTCCTTTGGCCGTTCCGCGTAGCCACTTGCCATCAAAACAACTTTTACCACCTGCCATCAGGTGCAGGGCTTCGCCCCGGCTGATTATGATGCCGGTTGTCAGATGTATCTCGTCGATAGTTTTCGTTATAACTGAGTTTTGCTCATCCGTTTCATGGGTGAATTTTCGCCGTATTGCTGACTTTTGTTTCCTGAGCCGGTTGGTCAACTCTCGTCTTTCACGTCGACTTAAAGGTTTTGTTAGATCCAGTATCGGTGGGTCGCTTTCGCTTCCCGTACAGTTATTGACAGAACTCCGAGAGGGCGCAGGAGCGCCCTTAACGTCAACGGCCAAATCAACGGCACGCTTCGGCACAATTTTCCACTGAGTTAACCGGGTTAAAATCGGGGTGCCAGCGCCGACAACAGAGTCGTAAACACCACGGATGCAGACGGTTTCCTCGCCGTACTGATTAAACTCGGCGCGTGGTTCATACAGTGTGCGCACCTGCAAATCATCGCGACGGACAAACGGCCCACCCTGCGCATTAACATAACCAGCCCAGTCACCTGCGTCAGCGGCATCATGGACGGCTGCAAACTCAACGCTCAGACCATGTGCGGTCTCGGTGTCAGCGAGACGACGCAACTCACGGTAGACCGTCACCGGCGCGCCGCCGATAAACTGAAACTGACGGATGTGCCAGCGTGCCGCCCATGCTGAAACGGCGGGGGCTGTCTGTTTCAGCAGCTCACCGCTTTCGTCATCGGTTTCACCATCAAGAGCATAGCCGTCGATATTTTTCGAAATGTATTTAGCAACATAGCCGGTAGCGCTGCCCTTTTCCGGGTCAATGGCCTCGGCATGAAAGCGCGCCTTTTTGGCCTTATCACTTCTCAGTTCGTGACGGTCTTCCTCCCACGCATAATCGCGAATGATGAGGCGCACGCGCTCGACGTCTTCCGGCAACATGAACATAAGCATGTGCCAGTGAGGCGTTCCGTCGTGATGAGGCTCGGCAACACGGATGCCGAAAATGCGGATTTCTTCCCGATGTAGTTTGGCACGAATGCGCGCCCAAAGGCCGGTGAGATAACTCTGCGTGTCCGACGGGCTGGCTCCGTTCCATTTGCTGTTCCGGTAGCCCGCTTTAGTTGTGGCGTGATATTTAGACGGCGCGGTCAGGGTGTAAAACTCCCCGACATAACCGAGTTCATTGCAGATATTTTCAAACCCACGAATGCGGGTCATCAGCTCGCAGCGGCGTATCGCAGGGTTAGCGACCGAACCGTCGTATTTTTCGATAAGACTGATGCGGTTGCCGTCTTCGTCTTCGAGATCCAGCCCCTTGAGAAACTCGCGCGTGCGGCGCTTCTGCTCGCGCCAGTCAGTCACGCAGTTTTTACTCGCGTAGGCATGCTTTTTCTTGCTGACGTTGCCAACGGCAATGTGCAGGTGTTCGCGCCATGCAGCCGCAATGCGTCGCAAGCGGCCACGCCACCAAACCTCATTAAACATGCGGGTGATGGCTGGGGCAATTTCATCTTCACCGACATATTTCTTTGTCACCCGCTCCCAATGCGGCGGGGTAACGTTGAATTGCAAGGAAATAAAACCGGCGCGCATATACCAGGTATATAGCGTTTTAAGCTCGCTAAATCCGGTGTCATCAATGTCAGCCAGTTCAGCGCGAATGAAATTTGCGATATCAGCGGCCAGCAGGTCAATATCGGCGCGCGACATATCCGGGAGGCGGTTATATCTGGCAACCATATTGACCATGCGTGACGCCAGATATTGCATAAGCCGGGTATCAAAATGACCGCCAAAAACAGCGGCTGATACGTTGCTGTTGATACCTGCACACTCATATTTTTTTGCGACCAGTTCAAGACGCGGCAATGCCTTTTTGCAGAAGCTGATTAAAAAGGCATGGGCTCGTTGACTGCCCTGATTTTGCTCCAGCACTGCAGCGGTGCGATAAACGTCAAAGCGCACGCACTCAGGCTGGAGAGAAAGTACCTTTCTCGCATGCAGCAAAGCCGCGAACATACGGTCGCGGCGATACTGTTGGTCATAGGTAAGATATGGGCTGGCTATTGCCGACCGTGGAGCATTCCACGGATAAGCATAAGCAACCGTAGAGCTATGCATCAACGCTAGCCCCTTGAATGGCTGCTATGCATAGTTGCCCTACGCGCTCAATTTCTGCCGCCATAGCGTCAATGGCAGTAATATCCGAGCCATGAATCTGATGGTGTATCAGGCCGGAAATAAGCTGGTTAATCTTCGGATAATAGCCGATAGTGTCGAGCCATTCTTCACCAGCTTTTTTACCGGACTTAACGACTTTCTTTTCATTCAGGATGAATTGATATTGGTCGCTGGTAATAACCCATTTATCACCTATTACAATGCGGAGGCTCATTTTTTACCCCCGGCAATAGAACGGATTACACCCAACGTCAGATAGCAATCATAAAGCGCACGGTGCGGATTCTCGTCAATTTCTTCCGGCCACGCATCCAACGATGTAGCGGCGTCGGTTAGTTTCTTCCATTTGTATTTGCGGCGTTTTTTATCCCATTCCCCGTTATATTCAGCATAGAGTTGCATAGCACACTCAGGCACACCAAAATAATCAGGGTCAACGCGAGAGCCTGACGCTTGCTCTAACATTCTCGCGTCAAATTTCGCATTATAAGCAACCCAGCCGTGCGATATTAGCTCTAAGACTTGAGGTAACACTTCTTTCCAGCTTGGCGCATCCTCAACCATTTCATCAGTGATGCCATGAATCTCGGTAGCTTCTGCCGGAATATCTTTTGATGGTTTAATAAAAGTGTTAAGCAGAATAGCACCGGTACAGTCGATGATTGATATTTCAATTATTTCGGCTTCTCTGTCCAGCCCCGTAGTTTCGGTATCAACAATAACGATATTTTTATTAATCCATCTGTTAGCAATCTCGCGTGGTGATTCCACTCGGTCAGAATGGTAAATAATACGGTCAGCCATCGCCCAGCATGTGCGGATAGCCTCATCAGGATTAGCATCATTAAACTGGTCTTTATGAGATAAAAAACCGTTAAATATCGCCGCGAAAAATGCCTCTCTTTTATTCAGTTCCATATTAAACACCTCTGTAATGTTTTGATTTGAGTTCTTCGATTTGCTGGCAGGTCACGCAAAAGGCCACGCCCGGAATCGCAATGCGGCGAGCTTCCGGGATTGGTGCGTCACACTCTTCGCAGAGAAAACGGGAAGGCGCAGCGATACGGCTGCGCGCGTTGCTTATGTGGCGTTCACGGTCTTCCTGCTCGCGCAGTTGTGCTAAATCCATTGCGTCGGCCATTAGTGCAGCTCCTGTGATTCGTTCTCAAAGCGGGTGGCTTCACGGCGCAGCAGTTCAGCGGCTTCGGTGCCGCTCATCCCCTCTTTAGTGATATGAATCGCCAGTGCCTCAAGACGGATTGAAACAGCGAGCGCGCGGTCTTTACGTTCTTCTTTTTTGGCATCGGTCAGCAATACGGCCAGCGCATCGCTATCAGTGTTAAAACTACGGGTTACGGTATTACGCATAATTGACTCTCCTGATTTCGGGCAATAAGAAGCCCGGCGGGTTTACGCCATTAAATTTCTGTTTGGGTTAATTCGGCATGGTCAGCCGTTTGGGAAATAAACTCACCACTGCACGAAAATGATTCATCGCTGTAATAAGCGCCTTTTTCTCGTCAGTAGTCAGCTCACTTAATTCGAGCTCATGACGAGCCGCCGGGATTTTTGCCAGAAAGAAAATAGCGGCCAGCGCCCGATTATTTTCTTCAAATTGTGGGTCACGTTTATCGCGCATATCATCGACAAATCGCTCAACCTCTTTCCAGCTATCGCCCCAATATCTCGCGCGCAGTTCAGCCACATGATTGAGACCGGCCAGACGTTCACCCGCTTTTAGCGGAACAGTCGCGGAAACAGCTTCGATAGCCATGATTCCCCCTGCTTTTGAGTAGAGAGGCCAGCCAGTAAATCAGCCTGTGAGCGGCTCGGATGCCAGCGCTTGCCGTCCTTACCTGCGATCCAGCCGTGACCGTAGTGCATGCCTGGGCTTTGCTTAACGAGCAGAGATGCGAATGATGGTTCACTTTTCAGCATACGCACCTCAAATCAGCCCGAAGGATGCGCCAATACCGCTCATGGTATCGACCACGCTCGACATAGCAGGATTAGCCTGCAGGCGCGCATGCAGCGCCAGCGCCGACAATGACAACATACGAATACCAGCGTTAACGCTCTCAATCATGTTGTGCTTTCGGGCTGAGGTCAGGTGCTCATCAGAGACCGCACCGCTCGCCAGCTCGCCGAGCTCACTCATTGCGCGCATGACATAAGATTGCAATTTGTCTTTAGCCAGCTCATTAACTGGCACGCATGGCAAGCAATGAATCTGTGCCAGAAAACCATCAACGAGGGTTGAGTCTTCGGTCAGGTCAGTCAATAGCCACAATTCAGGCGGCGTGAACTGGTGAGGCTGTTCCGGGTTTAGCTTGTTGCGTAACGTCTGAACATTCATACCCGCACGCTCGGCCAGCTTCGCCATATTGTGACGCTGCGCGAAAGCGCGGCACGCTTCGTCATAGTGGGGATGTTTGGAAATCTGAAAATCAAACATGTTGAGCCCTCAAAATTCACATAAAGTGAATTACGCACCAATAACGAGTTGAAAACGGGAATGGCCCAATGCCTTACGCATTTGTTCCTCTTTCCAGCGGGCGTAGTAGATACGAACTTGACCGCCAGCACGTTTACAGCCCTTACGGATGACGCGAGGTTCGATAGGTAAACGCGGGTTATCTCCGGTAGTCCAGCGGCGCGCGGTGCGGTATGACACCCCCTCAAGTTCTGCAAACTGTTGCAGGGTGACGATGGGTGCAGGCACTTTGATGATTGCGATTTCAGAAGCCATGTTGCATGATTCCCTATTTGCCAAAGATTGCAATTAAAGGGCCACCGTTTGCCAACATAGGGCCATCAATTGCGTAGGTTTAGCCAAAATATACTTCCCAATTGAGAAGTAGTAAATAGGTTTTATCGAGATGAGAATAGATTCTTTAGGATGGAGCAACGTTGATGTACTGGATCGCATCTGCGAGGCTTACGGATTTTCTCAGAAAATTCAGTTAGCTAACCATTTCGATATTGCATCGAGCTCCCTCTCTAACAGATATACCCGTGGCGCTATTTCGTATGACTTTGCGGCACACTGCGCTCTTGAAACAGGGGCCAATCTGCAGTGGTTACTTACAGGAAAAGGACAACCGTTCACATCTTCTGCGTCAGTCGAGGATACAATGAGCATCGAGTCATTCACATTAAGTGAAGAAATACTCAAAAGTGATGGTTCTATTACAGTCGACGCTCATTTTTTCACAAAGCCGCTTACAGATGCGATGGCTATACGAACGGAAGGAAAACTCCATTTCATTGATAAGCAGGCATCACTCTCTGACGGCCTTTGGTTGGTCGACATAGAGGGGGGAATTAGTATTCGAGAGCTTACAAAACTTCCGGGTAGAAAATTGCATGTTACTGGTGGGAAGGTTCCTTTTGAGTGCGGTATTGATGACATAAAGACGCTGGGTAGAGTGGTAGGTGTGTACAGCGAGGTTAATTGATGACTGTCCGTAAAAACCCCGCTGGAGGTTGGATTTGCGAGCTTTATCCTAACGGGGCAAAAGGCAAGCGTATTAGAAAGAAATTCGCCACCAAAGGTGAGGCGCTGGCCTTTGAGCAATACACTGTGCAAAATCCGTGGCAGGAGGAAAAGGAAGACAGGCGAACGTTAAAAGAATTGGTCGACGCATGGTATAGCGCTCATGGTATTACCTTGAGAGACGGACTAAAACGCCAGTTAGCTATGCGCCACGCCTTTAAGTGTATGGGCGAACCACTCGCACGCGATTTCGATGCCCAGATGTTTTCCCGCTACCGGGAAAAGCGGCTAAAGGGTGAGTATGCCCGTTCAAATAGGGTTAAGGAGGTTTCCCCTCGCACTCTTAATCTTGAACTCGCTTACTTCCGCGCGGTGTTCAATGAGTTAAATCGCCTTGGCGAATGGAAGGGTGAAAATCCGCTAAAAAATATGCGCCCTTTCCGTACAGAAGAAATGGAAATGGCTTGGTTAACTCACGACCAGATTGCGCAACTGCTCGGAGAGTGCAAACGCCATGAGCACCCTGATTTAGAAACAGTGGTGAGAATCTGTCTCGCCACTGGCGCTAGATGGTCAGAGGCTGAGAGTCTGAAAAAAAGCCAACTCGCGAAATACAAAATCACTTACACCAACACAAAAGGCAGAAAAAATCGCACAGTTCCCATCAGCAAAGAGCTTTATGACTCCCTACCTGATGACAAAAAAGGCCGACTGTTTAGTGATTGTTATGGCGCGTTCCGGTCTGCATTGGAAAGAACAGGCATCGAATTACCGGCAGGACAACTTACCCACGTATTGCGCCACACCTTCGCCAGTCACTTTATGATGAATGGTGGTAATATTTTGGTTTTGCAGCGCGTACTCGGCCACACTGACATCAAGATGACGATGCGATATGCGCACTTTGCCCCTGACCATTTAGAGGATGCCGTTAAACTTAATCCACTGGCGGTGAGTGGCGATAAAGTGGCGGTAGAAATGGCTCAAACTGGCCCTTAG